CTACAGGCCACCAATCCACACGAGGTACAGCCTCGGATAAAATCCAGTAGACATGTACACCACGTCCTGAGTTAACAAGAGTTGGGGTCGGTAAACTGTGGCGCTTACAGAAGGTGTGCAACTCCATAATAGCAGTCTTTTGGTCGGAGAACTCCTTGTCAGGACCGCAGTCCAAGTCCAAGAAGAATGACTTCAACGACCTCACGTTGCCTGCTTTGCGTGAACCTGTTTCTTCTAACGTAGCCAATGCGAAGTAGGCATCGTATCCGTCCGCATCAAAATCTGTAGCCGCGTGTATAACATCTTCTACAGAAGTGTAGAACTTCTGTTTGACAGAGCCATCCCTCGCCGCGAATACGCAGTAATGACCGTTGCCCTCCAATACTAAATCTAAAAATCTTTTCGTTTCCATAGCCACCACTCGCCATTGTAAGGTTAACCACGGCTAACTTAATAGCCGTGGCAAGGGTCGTTTAGTCGTCCCAATTATCAATGATAGAGCCTAAGTCACCATCATCAGAAGGAGCCGCCACTGCTTTCTTTGCAGTCTTTTTTACTGGCTCTTCGTCAAAGTCATCTGCAACTGGTTCTTCTGCCAGTACGTTATTTGACTTTTTAAATGGGTTAGGGTTCTCTGTAACAAAGCCCCCTTCCACTGCAGCGAACGGATTGCTCTTCGCTTTTGGAACGTACTTAATAACCTGTACAGCGTACAACCGTAGAGCCACACCCCAATTTTCTTTTGACATGTGATAAGCGTAAAAAGACACTGCTACGCTGATTGTGCTACCCGTAGTTAACTGAAAGTCTTCTTCCAACGGGGTGCCTTGGCTGTCAAGCTGTAACGGCTTATCAGTAATCTTGCCGTTGTAAGCACCTTTTATATTTGCCTTACCAGTGTAGGTTCCGTTGTCATCTTTAACAAACGGGTTCTCTAACTTAGTAGGCCAAGAAGCCTCTTTGTTAGCGTTCCACGCGGCACTCATCTGTATAAACAATGCCTTCGCCGTTGCGTTGTCCATGCGAAAGTTCACAGAAAATTCAGCGTTGGTATCCCGTGGACCACAAGGCATGCTACGTTTCACCTTCTGGTCGTAGACATACGTCTGGTCAATCTTAGGCCATAGTGCTTCTACGTTTTCAATAATATAAGTCTCTGCCATATCGTTCTCCTATCTGGCGTTATACGTCTTGGTCTGGGTTAAAATCGAACTCTAATTGCTCTTCAATCGGAGATTCATCCACATCCTGCGCACTCTTTGTAAGTGCTTCAGTCACTGCGGTTTTGTTAAATCGGTATGTGTTACCGATCTTGATGTACGTGGTTTTAGGGATATGACCCTGCCGAACCCACGCTCGGATCGTAGAGATTGACACTGCAAAGTGCTTTGCCAATTCCTCTATTTGCACAAATGGTTCTGCCATTACTTCTTCCTAACTGAGATTACATGCTCAACATCAATGTTAAGACCTTTCGGCATAACATCTGGGTTTTCCTCTAGGAATTGTTTGACATTGGTCTGGTTCAAACGGCGGTCCAAGAACTCGGGCATGTCATGTTCTTTTATAAATGTGTACATAGACTCCCAATCTCCCGTCCAGTATTTTGTTTTACTAGACCTAAAAAACAAACCCTCAGAGGTTCGTACGCTCTCGACATTGTGTGCATCACAATAGTCTAACAACGCTTTCTTCAAGACATCCAGTTGGCGAACCAACGCTCCGTCCTTTTCTTTGAACTCCGCAGACAGTAGTGACCTTTCTGACCTTATCTTAATGTAAGCCTTAGTAAGTTTGTCCGCAGGTATATCAGAATCATCGCTCATTTTAATCCTCCTACGTTAGCGAGAATTACACTGTAGTATTGAACAATACGCTAGTCAAGTATTTCTTTGTATAAATCAATCATTTTTGTGTGGACGTCAATTCTATTATCAAGCAGTGAGTAAACACGCTGTTCCACAGCAGAGCCTTGAAGCTGTACAACAGTACATGGATGCTTCTGACCTGACCGATGTACCCGTGCGTTTGCTTGCGCATAGGTTTCCAATGAAGGCGTTGGCCCCCACCACACAACTGTATTAGCTGCTGTTAACGTAACACCATGTGCCGCTGATTGCGGTTGGATAACTAACACACGTGGCTCATTAGTTGTTTGGAACCGTTTAAATATATCCGTGCGTTTATTCACAGGTACGTCACCACGTATAACTTCTGTGGTAATCCCGTCATTACGCAATTTATCTGTGAGTATGTCAATGGTGTGTCTGAACGGCACAAATATGAGAACTTTTTGGCTACTCTCGTCGATCACCTCTCGCAACACTTTGTACCTGTGTTTAATGTCAAACTCTAAGGTATCACCTTCGTCTGTGTAGACTGCCCCTGCTGATATTTGTAATAACTTGTTCATAACAACGGCGGCATTGATTGCGGTTACCTCGTCACCACCCACCGTCATAACAAGTTTCTTCCTTAACAGGTCGTAATACTTCTTCTGTTGCCGCGTTAGTTCTACCTTACGTTTCACATACGTCATGTCGGGCAGGTCAAGGCACTCTTCCTTAGTAAATCTGATAGCAGGTTGTAACACGTTGAACACAAGGTCGGTTGCTTCGGGTTTAACAATCCACCTAAACTGCGTAATCTTACGCATAACCATGTCTCGGAACGAACCAAAGAACCGTGGCACTGCGTCTGGGTTGACCATCTTAGCTAACCCGTAAGCATCAAGTGGAGACTGTGCGGCAGGTGTACCCGTCATCATCCACATCCATGTGTCATCTTTTATCAAGCGTCTTAGTGTTTTCCACCGTTGAGACTGTGTGTTCTTATAATGTGTCGCCTCGTCTACAACGATAAGGTCAAAACCGCCTTCCGCTATCTCTTTGGACACAATCTCTACACCGTCATAGTTTATTATGACAAAGTCTGCACCCTGCTGGATGATAGCCTTGCGTTTCTTAGATGCACCGTGAGCTATATCTACACTGCGATGTGGAGCAAAAGTAAATAGGTCTTCGCGCCATGCTGAGTCCATAATAGATAGAGGGCATATTACTAACACTCGTTTGATCTTGCCTTGTTTCATCAGGTAGTCTGCCGCCCATATCGCACTGGCTGTCTTACCTGTACCCTGCTCGTTAAAACAAAAGGACTTGCGGTTCATGGTCAGGAATGCTGACGTTTTCTTTTGGTGGTCAAACGGGGCGTACTTACCTGTCCACGTGTACTGGCTTTGTATGGGTGATGGCACGTTGATATTAAGGCGTTTTAGCGTGTGCATCTCGTCGATGCCCCAGTTTACCAACACCTCGTTAGTTCCTACTTCCTTACTCTTCGGTACGGTTTCAGTGACACGTTTTGGATTGCGTAGCTTTAATAGCAACGCCTTACTATCTATTATCCGCATTTAGTTCTCCTAATTTTAGGGAAGTTCCCTAAATTATGCTTTCTTCTTTTTATAGTTGCGTGCGCGGTTCTTGCTTGAACTCTCTATCCGTACGCCGTCTTTGTTGCTACCGCCCTTGGACAAGGCTTTGTTGTGGCTAACATCTTTACCTTCGCGTTTATCGGCTTTGCCATTTCCGTTGCGATCTACACCATTTTTATCAACAGCCCTTCTTGCCCGCTGACGTTCCATCCGTGCTTGAAACTTCTTACTACCTACAGGTGCGTTGGTTTGCTTCTTCCGTTTTCTCATTAGTTTGCTCCATTATGAACACATTCAATTACAGGGCAGTGGCGTCTGCATAACCCGTTAGGGCGTGCGTTCCACATATCTTCGTCAGCCGCAGTCTTCATCTGAGCATACTTGCCCAACCATTTTTCCCACAGCTTACCGCTATCATACTCCATGTAGGTGTCTTTTACCAAGTCATTACACACAACAAATAATAATCCTGCACGTATAGTCTTAATCTGTGGGTATTTAGCGAACACTCCCAAAGCCATTAACTCTAGTTGACCCTTGTCTGCATACTTGGATGATTTGCCTGTCTTATAATCTACCACCCACGCCAGATCGTCGTCGAGTATTACCAAGTCAGCGATGCCACGGAACCAAACGTCCTTGGCGTAGAAGTCACAAGCCTCTAGGTTCTCTGTTATACCTAGCTTTATCTCGCATAGCTTTTCGCCTTTGCGGTTTTTCAGTGATACCAGTGCTTCTTCCGCAAAGCCAAACTTCTTAGGTACAGGCACGTCCTTACCTACAAAGTCTTCTGCCATCTTGTGAAACGCAGAGCCATACAGAATAGCCTCAGTCTCCTTGAACGGAAACTCCTTGAGTATCTTCTCATGGTAAAACTGTTTAGGGCACTGCTCAAATGCTTTGATCCTACTAAACGACCACGGGGCTACCTTCGTCACTCGCATTCTCCATATGATTTACCCGTACCGCTTTCGCAGGTGATGGGAAGTCCTTCAGCCCAATCGGGCGTCTGGCTCATGCACTCTTCCATGTACGCTTGCGCTTCATCTAGTTCTTCGTCACGTACGCATGTAATTATTGAGTCATGTACAGTTAGCACAGCCTTGTACTTCTTGGCAAGCAGTATCATTTGGTGCCCTATGATACAACGTGCAACAGCTTGACACACGTTCTCCACCACCTTACCGCCATATATCCGATTCGGACCTTTTCTTGTTCGGTACGTATACTCTGGACCTCGTTCGCCCTGTTCTGCAACCAAGCCATGATAGAACATGGGTAGACCAGAAGGTAACATGATGGCGTTCTTCCGTGCGTCTACTTGCAAGACACCATTCTTACCAAACTGTACGCTATCTCCGCGAGCCATGTACTGCACCATGTTGTTTGCGTCACGCCACAACTGACTGATTGCTCCGTTGGTACTTCGGTATATGTCGATGATACGCCTTGCTTCGTTTAATTCTATGTAGACACCCATGCCTTGCAACTGTGCTTGGAACTTGGGCGCACCCATACCATACCCTGCACCGAGAATTGTAGTCTTACCCACGAACCGCTGATCTTTACTCACCCCGTCTGATGGCACGTTATATATACTAGACGCCATGTGCTTATACACATCGTCTCCATTGGCAAACGCAGTGGTGAGATCATCTTGACCTGCCAACCATGCTAACACCCTTGCTTCAATCTGCGAACTGTCACAATCTATAAGGGAATACCCTTCGGGAGCCACAATGCTACTCTTTAGTTTCTTACCATTTGGTCCACGGCTAGGTAGGTTCTGTAGGTTAATCTTATCATCACCACCCCAACGTCCTGTGTGTGCCGCATAATATCTTACAGGTACGGGTAACAAGCCACGGCGGGCAATGTCGATAAAACGCTGTGTACGTGTTTCTTCTAAGGTAGACTTGGTGCCAAGACGTGCCGCTACTAGAGATTGCACCTTCTCGTTCTCATGGTTGAGTAGTGCCTTGAACCCCTCGTCTGACTTGGCAAACGCAAACGTCTCCTTGTCTGTGGTCGGGCTAATCTTCACAGGGGGTTCAACCCCAAACCCCTTCAACAACTCAGCAAACTTGGGGTTACTCATCAGCTCTTTTTTGTCCGTAACACCTGCATCTACTAACAGCTTATCCTTACGTTCTTTAATGTCGTCCAGATGTGATGCTAGTAAGCTACCGTCCAAAGCCAGTGTCGGCTCCGTAAACATACGCAGTGTCAGGTCAATCAAACGCAGTTCTGATTTGGGAAACTTACGTGCCATTATACTAAACAGCTTATAGGTTAGCACCACGTCATTAATACAGTAGTCGCCATACTTGGCTAGTTCTTCGGGTCTAAAATCTCCACGCCTTTTTCCCAGTGCGTCCAAGACCTCTGTCCCCTTGACGCCGATATTGTATCTCTCAGATAACGCAGAGAGACTTGCGCTAGCTTCAGTCCCATGAAGGGCACGGGCAATACACAAAGTATCGGTATACATCCGAGGATGAATATCAAAGCACCAATTAAGAATGGCACCATCAAACATAGTATTATGACAAAGCACCATAGCTTCTTGCCAGTTGAAGGTCTTGAGGTATTTTTTAATCTGTTCTTTCGTGCCACTTGCCCACTCCGTTTCTCCATTGTTTACTTGTACAGCCACGCCGATCACCTCAAAACGAGGATCACGGACGTAGGCTTCTGTTGTCATCTTACGCAGGGAATAATCCTTGTCGTAATAGGTTTCAAAATCTAAGGTTATGAGGTCCATTATTTACTCGCAAGCTCACCACCACATGACATGTAACCACATGCGTCAATCCAATTATCAGGGTTTTTGGTGTTTGAATGAATACGAGCCACCTTTAACAACGACATCATAACGGCAACATCGGTGTCTTTAATGTAACTTATTAACCCAAGGTGCGTGTTCCAATAATCCGCAATGCGTTGAAAGTTATCTTGCATGTCGCCGTGGTCAGCCGCACGGTCCTTGGTTACGTATTCCTTGGCTATGTCTAAGATGTTATCACGTGAGTATGAACGTGAAGCTCGAGAACTGGCGGCTTCCACTTGCGCTTCAAACACTTCTATTGGCGTGCCAATCTTTTGAAATAGTTTATGCACGTACCCGTAAGACGTGTTGGTGGCCTTCGCAACTTCACTCGCAGAGGCTAATGGATGGTCAACTTTATAAGACCATACCTTCACTTGTTTGTTACCGTACTTTACTTTCTTAGCCATGTTACTCTCCCTTTATACTTATACGTAAATAATACTGTTCACCTAACACGTCTCCACCTTCATTAATTAGGGATACAATGTCGCCCACCTTTGCGCGTTTAGAAATTCCCTTGATTGAGAGCAATTCATCACCTCGCGGACGGCGATACATACGTAATTCTGTGCGTGTGCCGTCATCAAAAATAGCTTGGAACACAACCTTTGCGCCATTCTCCAAGTGATCGTAGTCTACAGGCAGGTGTTCTTTGGCGAACGCAGTTACAGATTTGTTTGCGTCCATGATGCTCTTGTTGAGCATTCGTTGAGTTATTTTTATAATTCCTTTACTAGCCATGTCGTTCTCCTAAACGATTATTTATTAAAACGTTTTTTGGTGCGTTGCGCTATATATTGAAACAACCCACCACCTAACTTCTTTTGTACGATACTTACTAAACCTGCTTGGTCAGCCATGAGTGCGTCATACCTAAACGGACCCCCTGCATATAGACCCACGTGGTAATGTATCTTGTCGCCGTACTTGGTTTCTTTTAGTGCATTGCTAAAGGCATCTTTGTTCTGCACGCCCACAAGGTCTACAACATTCATATGTTTTTCCCTTCTGCACGTAAGCCTCTCACAAAATTATTTAGTTCTTCACGTGCAACCCATAGGTCGTTCTTTGCGTTGGGGTACGCGTCTCTTCGGTTTTGGTCGTCATGTAACCTGTCAACCTGTTGTCTCAGGTATTTTAGTTCTGCTTCTTGTGCGGGATTTAGTTTTCCTTTATCCATGTTTGCCTCCTGTTGTTGTTAGGTGCCCCACGCGCAAACGCAGGGACTAACCGTCTCGTGGTTTCTCCGACATGGTCACAAAGAAGAGTGTCTCGGGTGGAGTTATCTTTGCCCATACTGCTGTGGATGTTTAGACTATGTCGCAAGGCCTCTCACAGCTTAGCCTTAGTGTTGCTATTGTTTGGATACAGACCAACGTGATAGAACTCTTGTAATGGAGTCCATATTTTCTTCATTCACTATCAGGTCAAAACCACCTGCATGGTTGATCTCTTTTAAGTTCTTCTCTTGCAGAGGTGTGGCTGTATTCTTACCTGCCTTGCATTCAAATCCAAAGAAGAACCCTTTGTAACATCCTACTATGTCAGGCACGCCGCTTTTGCCGTAGCCACCAGTGACAGGGTAGAAGTAATACGCACCTAATTCTTTCAGTTGTTTAGTGACAACTTTTTTAACCTTTGCTTCGGGGGTCATAGTTACACTCCATTGATACCAGTTGTGGGGTGGCGTTAACCACCCCGTTGTTTTAGGG